CCCGTCAAATAAATAGAATGCACCATCTGATATCCAATAGACAACGTTTTCCGCTTCTACTGCAGAATGAATTCCTAAAGCTCCGCAGTTCGTACCAATTTGTTTAAATGAGAATGTAAATGGTGGACCTACAAACTGCATAGAATGAGCTGATGTATTAGTTAATATTAATATATCTCCTCTTGTTGGAACTGCAGTTACAATTCTATTCCCTGATGACAATCTTTGAAATCCTGCGGTGTTAGTTGCATTCGGTATAAAGTCTGTAATAGATTCTTGTGAACCGAAGAGCACGGCCATTGGGTCTACTGTAGAAGTTGATCCAGGTGTTGTTTGTGTACCAAAAAATATTACATGTCTATCTCTTGGTGATACGGTCATATAATTAGATTGTGTTGGAGCATTAGCTAATAATGTAGCTCTAGTATTTCTTGGAGTTATAAATGCAGAAGTATCAAAGTAATATGTTTTACCACCAACGATTGTTGCTAATATATCTTCACCAAAGTTATCTATTTTCCAAATTCTAGGATTTGCTGTAATAACTCCTGATGGTCTTGGTGTGTTCCAAGTAGAAAAACCCCATGTCGCGGCTCCCCATCCACTACCAATTGTTGTAAGATCGGATCCTATATTTATTTGAAATGCTGCACTTGATGCTGATCCAGAAGTAGTAACTGCTCCTGGTGTTGCAATGCTAGCTACATCTATTTTAAAATTATTAGCATCAGTAATTGATTGAATTTCAAATTCTTGACTCATATTAGAGTTTGAAATATTAACAACGTTTACTCCAGTAACTCCTGAAAATGTAACAAAGTCTCCAGCGATTGCACCATTAGATGTTGCAAGAACGTTTACAATGGTTGTTGCTGATGTAAATGTAAATACTGCGGGAATGGTTGTTGATAAAGGTGTAATGTCGTAAAAGTTGTTATCGTAATATAAATATAATTTTCTATCAGTACCAATGGCCGCTAATGAGTCACCGGCTAAATCTGTATAAGTGTGAATGTCTCGCGCAGCGCCTATTAAATTAGTACCAACGGCAGGTTCCCATCCACCTATCTTTTCAGGAACGCCATACCTAAAACGAACGTTATCACAGTCTACCCAACCACCTTCAGCGCCGTATTGAGTGTTTTGTTTATCTATTCCTGGTCTAAATTTTAATTTGTTTATTGGCATAAAACCCCTAGTAAAGCGGATTTATACCATAAATCTATTAAAATTAAACTACTTTAATGTTTTAAAATACTCTAGGCATTCAGCTATAGTTTGCTGTCTAATGTACTCATCTCTAATTTCTTGTGATGTAGGTTGAGGTAATGGTGAATCCCATCTGTCTATAATAAATTCACCAGCAGAAGTTAAGTCATAACTAGCACCTGGTGCTAAAGATTTCATTGTTGTATCAATACCCCAAGCAAAACCATTTTCATTTGTATATGCTTTTATAGTTTCTTCTATAGATAGTTTAGGCATTACTTAAATTGTTTTCCAGTTACCCAAGTTACTAAAGAATTTCTTGTCCCTTTAGTTACTGGCATAACTTCGTGTAATACATAAGAAGGAAATATAACTAATGTTCCTTGTTCTTTATCCATAATACTTGCTTTATCATCATCTCCTTCATATAGTTTTAATTCTCCCCCTTCATATTCTTCAGGATTAGTAAGTTGTATAGATATTGATAATTTTCTAACAGAAGTGTTTATTGCTCTATCAACGTGCTTACCATATTTACCAGATGGGGCTTCGTAATTAGTAAATTGAAAACCCTCGTTTAATCCAAATAAATCAAATTTAAAAAATCTTTCATTAAGATTTAATGTGATGTCAGTCACTCTACGATAAACCCAATCCACACCATCAACAGGATACAACCAAGATATTTTAGAATCTCTAACGTCAGATTCTCCTATTGTTTTTCCTTTAATTAAACCTTTGTTTTTTGCTATATTGATTATTGTTTGACATTCTTCTTTTGAAAATGCGTTATTCCAAAATGCGTAAAGATTAACTTGATCTATTTCAAAATTCCAAGATGAATTTTCAAATTTAGGTTCTTCTTTTTTTAATTTTATTATCTTTGACATTCTTTCTATTTTTTATACGAATATATGTTACTTGTAAATACTAAATTTTTTCTACTATATCCCAAGTTAATGTTGATTCGTTCCAAATATATCTATTATCATCTATTGGCATAGCAACTGGTGCATTCCATAGACAAGTAGTTTCGTTTAATATCCAACTATTGAAAGGTTTTTTAGGTATGAATGCATCTCTATCTTCATCATAAGTGTAACCTATTCCTGCATGATTTTTTCTTAAAGGTGTTCCATTATTATTATGAACTCCACCATGAGTATTATAAGATGTTTGTTTCCATACTGGATAACCAGTTAATTTTGTTAAAAAGTCTATACCAATAGCTTCTTGTTCAATTCCATTAGAATCTTTTAATACTTCATTATTAACAGATAAAACTTCTATTACTTTTGAATTTAATCCTATTTTTGCAAAACTAGCCATTATACTGTGTAACTCCCTGAACCATTAAATTGTAAAATTGTATTACTACCAGATGTTGTAACTGTTGGCGAACCAGTAGAAGTTCCTGAATAACTAGCAGTTGGTACACTTAATATAACAACTCCTTTTCCACCAGCACCTCCTGATGAGCCTGGTCCAGAATTACCTCCACCTCCTCCTCCTCCTCCAGTATTAGCTGTTCCTGCTGTACCATTACTTGGACCAGTTCCACCTGCTCCACCTCCACCTGCTCCACCTGCTCCACCTGCTGTTAATTGACTTCCAGCTCCTCCTCCACCTGCTCTTGTAACAGATGAACCAGTTATTGAAGAAGCTGTCCCAGTACCTCCTGCACCAGCACCTGAACTTGTACCATTACCACCTACTGCACCTGCACCTCCTCCACCAGAACCAACATATGGTGAAACATCTAATCCAACAGCTGAACCTCCATCATTACCTTGACTTGGTGATGTACTTGGAGAGTTTCCAGAACCACCTACTGGCGCTGTTGGACCAGTTTGCCAAAACGCAGCACCACCACCTGAACCTCCACTACCACCACTTGAATTAAATGGTCCTGCACCATAACCACCTCCAGCAGAAGTTATAGTTGTTAAACCCGAACCTGAAATTGACGAAGATGAACCTTGTGTACCATTATTTGGACCTGATGGTCCACCAGCACCACCATCTCCAACTGTTACTGTAATTACTGTTCCAGGTGTTATTGGACCTTGAGTTGATGTTCTAAAACCACCAGCACCTCCACCTCCACCTCCAGCACTAGAAATACCTCCACCACCACCTCCACCAGCTATTACTAAAAAATCTACTGAATAAGCTACTGGAGATAAAGCATCTGTTCCTTCATTAATTCCTGAATTACATAACCATCCTTGAGTTGCATCTATATAATTAAGTGTTACTCCTTCTCTATCTCCTGTTAATTGTAAATTACCTGTTCCACCTTCTATTTTATTTCCATTTGGATTTATTACACATGCATTAGTGTCAAATGTTCCTGAATAATCTACTATACCTATTGAATTTCCAACGCTAGGTGTTGCAGGTAAAGTTATAGTGATTCCTGCAGAAGTTGTATTTACATAATAACCATTACCAGCCACAGCTGTAAAGTTAGTACTTTGAACGGACCAAGCTAAACCACCCGCTCCCGCTGCTAATCCTGCGCTAGCTACTTTTGTTGAAGGCATTATTCTTTAATCTCCCAATTTAAATTTGTTTCGTTCCATGTATATTTACCACCATCTGTAGGATAAGCAACTGGTGCATTCCAAAGACAAGTAGTTTCGTTTAATATCCAACTATTGAAAGGTTTAGGTGCAATAAAAGCATCTCTTGTTTGATCGTATTGAAATCCTATTCCAGCAAAGTTTTTTCTAATGTTATTGTTATATGAGGTTTGTTTCCAAACATCTCTTGTATTAAAAAGTTTGTTAATAAAATCTACTCCAGCTTGTTCTGTTATTGCAATATCATTTGATACTACTATTACTTGTTCAACTATATTTCCTGCTCCTAATTTTGCAAAGTGTGCCATAAATTATCCTGTGTAAGTTCCTGAAGCGTTATAAACTAATATTGTATCTGCACCAGATGTTGAAACTGTCGGAGAACCTG